CGGTAAGCGAAGACCTGGCGCGTCTGGCCGATGCGGTGCGCGCGGTCGATCGCCTGCGACTCGACCGCCGGGTTCCACCATGGGTCGAGCAGGTAGACGTATTCAGCCGCAGTCAGGTTCAATCCCAATCCGCCGGCCTTCAAACTGATCAGGAACAATTTGCATTTGGGGTCATTTTGGAACTTCTCGACCCGCGCCTGGCGGTCGCGCGTCTTACCGTCCAGATATTCGTATCCGATCTTCTCTTTATCCAGTTGGCCGCGCAGGATCGAGAGGAAGCTGGTGAACTGCGAAAAGACCAGAACCTTGTGGTCTTCCTCGAACAGCTCGATGAGCTGCGGGAGCAGCATGTCGAGTTTCGCCGAATCCTCCTTGGCGCGCTTGCTGTCAATCAATCCCGGATGGAGCGCGGCCTGGCGCAATCGCAACAACGCCTCCAGCACGTGCATCTTCGATTTCGCGATTCCATCGCGGGCGATGCGGTCGAGCAGCGTGTTGCGGTAATGGTCGCGCAGTTCGTTGTAGAGCTTGCGCTGCTCCGGTTCGAGTTCGCAGAAGATGGTCTGCTCCTGCTTCGCCGGAAGGTCTTTTGCGACCTGGCTCTTCGTGCGGCGCAGGACGAATGGGCGCAGGGCATGGGCGAGCAATTTGCGCGTCTCTCCATCGGGGTTTCGCGCGACTCCGCCTGTGAGCTTGAAGACCGACGCCGCGCCGAGCATTCCGGGGTTCAGGAATTCAAACATGCTCCACAATTCGCCCAGGTGATTTTCGACCGGCGTTCCGCTAAGAGTCAGGCGATGGTCGCCCTTCAGCAACCGCGCGGCCTTCGCCGAAGCCGTGTCGGAATTTTTGATCGCTTGCGCTTCGTCGAGGATGACGTAATCGAACCGTATGTCTTTAAACAGAGCCGCGTCTTTACGCAGCGTGCCGTAAGTGGTAAGGATCAGATCGTAATCGTCGAAATGTTCCAAGCTTTCTTTTTCTCTGAATTGGCCTGTATGATCGAGGACTCGCAGTTTCGGCGTGAAGCGCGCAGCCTCCTGCTTCCAGTTAAAGACGAGCGACTTTGGAACGACGGCAAGTGACGGAGCGACCTTGTTTGTAGTTCCGCCTTCAGGCGGCTGGACTTTCCTGCCATTTCTTTTCTCCTGCGAGTCGGACGCTAGACTTTCACGCAACTCCCGACGCCCTTCGAGCAAGGCAAGAACCTGAACAGTGTTGTGACAAACAATGTTGTTTGCGATGAAATTGTGATGCTCGGCGACTTCGAAGTCATAAACCCAGCCATCGTATTCCACCTCTTCCACCGACTCGATCTTGCAGTAAAAGACTTCCCGGCCAAATTCTTTCTCAGCGTCCCCGTTCAAAATGTCGTCGCAGGCCACTACGACATAATCGCAAATCTTTTCCAGGCGCGATTGTTTTTTGGGATCACAAAATCCTATTTCGCGATAGAAATTACGGGCCGCATTGCCGCCCAGCGTTCCGATGTAATAGCTGCGATAAATCCCTGAGCCATTTGTCGCTCGCTTCCGCCTTTCGGAGATGCGCATCCATATGCCAAAGCGCCGCAATAGACTGGATAATTGCTGAATCAGTTTTGGCGACGCCGCGCTGATTTCAATACTGCGCGTCGAATCAACAACCGAGGCCCCGGCGTCAAAATAGTTGCTCAGGAAGACTCGCACGTTAGCGTCATCAGCTCGCATTACGAAGGGCGGAATGCTTTTCTCTCGCGAACGTTTGCACCATTCATAACCACGCGACTCAAGGAACCTCTTGTATTCAGCGCTGTGGACTCCGAGATCAGGCACATGATGATCGGAGCGGATATGAATGGTTGGATTGTTCACCTTGACTCCGAACTTCTCGCCGATACGCATCAAGCACTCGCGCAATTCTTTGAGAACTGGAACGTCTTTTTGCGCAATCATCAGCCTCGAAGGCGAAACCGGCTGGTAACCTTCCGCGATCTGCCAGGCGAGAACCTTGATCAGATCGGAATCCTGAGCTTCCCCACGCCATAGCAGCTTTGCAGGCACGCAAACGTAATCGCCTTCGACCAGATCATTCGTCCAACCTTTGTCGGTTAACAGTTGATGGCGACGAGTAATAGTTATGCTGCTACCGTCCCCGAGCGTAACTCGCCGCACAAGCTCACAGACACGCTGCCTGTATAGCCTCTTGATCTTGGTTTGGGTAATGCGCCCAGTCGACTCACAAACAGAGTTGGTCAATAGTTCGGTCGTCGGCTCCGCCCAGTCGCCACTGCCATCGAAGACAGATGCGCCCGCGAAGCGGTTCCAGGCGTCCTCTGCGGCAATCAATTCTCCATTTATCAAAATCAGGCTGTCTGCGGCGAGGCATTTACCCAATCCCATATCGTCCGCCAGACATCCGCCGAACCCGAATTGCCGCAGAAAGTTTATCCACCCTAAACCGTCTTTCTGGTAAGGACGCAGTTCCCCGTTGAACTCTACGGGCGGATCGGCGGGCTTGACGCCGTCAAACCGTTTCAGCTCGTCGCGGGCGCGGGCGAAGGTCTCATCGAAATCGGATTCGGGCTGCGACGCTAGCAGCGCGTCGAGCACGCCGATCTGCGTCTTGCGGAACCGCAGATGGTCTTCGTGGGCTTCGCCGAGTCCCGCGATCAGGCCGTACTTCTTCATCCAGTCTTCGGGCAGCATTCCGTATGTGCCGTCGTCGAGCTTGACCATGTTGTCGCCGCGCTTCACAGCCGCCAGCAATTCCGGAAGCCTCGCGGATGTTTCGCCGAACTCGACCGAGCCATGCAGTTCGAACCAGTCAATGCCGGAGCTGACCTGAATCCTGATCTCGCCGGGGTTGCGGAACGTTTTCCCTTCGGCCTCGACGTGCCAGCCTTCGGCGATCAATTCCCGGACGACGTGCGGGAGTTTCGTCGGGGCGATTTCCCAGCCTGATTGCTTCTCGTAATAGTTCGGCCCGACGTTTTTCAACCCGACTTCAGTCAGTCGTCTAATGAACGCGGCTTCGGCGTCACGATCGCGCAGGATGTAGCGGCGGCTTTCCACCTCGTAGACGCCCCGGCGCGAATCCTCTTTGTGGAGAATGCAGTGTTTCGATTCGGGCGCGTAATCGAACGCGAGTCGCGCGCGCAACCTGGCGTTCTGTCTCTGCGCTTTGAACGTCAGACAAGGCCGAGGCTTGGCGTTGACCTCAGAGTAGCGCAACTCTTCGGGCAGATCGAGCCTGGGGGGCTGCGGTTCGCTCAGGACTTCGGACATGAACTCGCCGATCTGATCTTCCGGAATGTAGAGCGCGCCGGCGCGGCGCAAGATCGAAATCCAGTGAAACGCGCCCCCGTCATCGAGCGCGGCGGCGCTGACAGGCGTGAAGATCAATCCGCCGTGAAGCATCAAGGTAGGCTTCGCGAGATCGAATCGCTCTTCGCCCCTGCGAAGAACGCCTTCGACGATGTATTGATCAGGGGTGTGACGGCGAACTTGAATCGAAAACCGCCACGGGTCGCCTTCCTCCCAATTGATCCTGCTCAGCCCGTCCGAATGGCTGTCGAGCTTCAGATAGCAACGTCCTGTCCGCGCGATCAACGGCAAGATGATCTGAGGCAGAGGCGCGGTGAGGCGATAACGAAACGGCGCAGTGTCGTAAGCGTCCTGGTAATTGTAACCGTAATAGCTGTAATCCGACTGCTCGCGCGAACCGGCGAGCATGGCGAAAATCTGACGGTCGTTGTGATCGGGCAATTCCGTGATCTGCCATCGCGGGATTCGCTGCTTGCGCGGCTTGCCCCAGTCGCCGTCCTGTTTGAGGTCTTGAAGGAGGGTGTCGAGGATCAGATGCTGAGATTCGAGCGTGGCCTGGACATCAACTGAGTAAATGACCCGGCGCGTGAGCGACCATTTCTCGCCGCGTCCGGCGACCTCCGCGCGCGCAACGCGGCCGAGCGCGGCCAGTTGCTCCTTCCAACTCGGGAGCTTCTCATTCGAGCGCCCGTCGCGTAACCTATTGACCGCGTTCTGGCGCGGCTGATCGTCGTCGTCAGCTTCATAGCGATGGGGCCAGTCCTCATCATCACCGTCGTAGAAGTCATTCTTCCCGCCATGATCATAGAAGCTATCGTCATCGAAATCCTGAACTATCTCCAGCGGGCCGAGGACGCCATCGCCGCGCAAGTATCCCTTACCCTCCGCGGCCAGTATCGTCGCCCAGAGATGCTTGCAAGGTCCGCGCTCGAAACTCGAGCAATCGCAATGGACGACGAGTCCATGCGCTTCGAGCGCCTCGCGGGCGTCCTCGGAGTAGTGTGCGGGGAGGTTGTCGACGATGACGACAGCCGATGCGCCCTCGGCGAGGATCGTTCTGACCAGATTGGAGCCGACGAACCCGGCGCCGCCCACGACGAGGACCCGCTGGCCTTCGAACCGCCCTGGCGAGGTCAATTCCGAACGGCCTCTTGCCTGAGGTGCGTGTACGTGTCCGTGATCCCGAACGTCCGGTAGTACTCGACCGCCCCGGCGACCCCCT